AGGCTGGCATTATGACATTGTCTAGCAATGCGTATCCTCTTTTGCCGCTGGGTTATGACTCACTAAGACTTCTTGGCTTCGTTTCTACAAATGCTTCTACAAACTTTGTGTTTTCCACAAACAAGCCACAAATGATGAAGAGCGCTAAGTCCTATGTGTTAGCTCCAGCTGTTTCCGGGCTTTCTGGCGGTACTTCTACTACTTTTGCAACTGTTGATTTGAACTCTGCTATTCCATTAGCAACACTACCGAACGTTATTGCTACTTTAGCTGTAACTTTCATCCCTGTTTCTGCTGGCTCTCTAGCTAAGTTCAGACCATCTGGTTCCACAGCGACAACTGGTTTAGTAACTATCTCAGCAGTTGCTGCTGGTGTTGCTCAGACTCAGTACATTCAAGTGATTTGCGGTGTTGACACTTCAAAGACAGGTATTGATTACTTAGTAAGCTCGGCTTCAGATAGCCTAAGCTTTTCTGTAGTTAGCTATACAGGTGTTCCTCTAGAGGCATACCCTGCGTAGTATTTATGACTCATGACTTAAGATAAAGATATGCCCCTTAACGGGGCATTTCTTTTTGTACTAAGTATTAGCAACTCTCTCTCGATAATCCATTACACCTTTTACATAAGACAGAATGGCAATAATTCTAAAGTCCGTTGCAAATGGCACCCAGTTATATTCCATGTAGTGACAAAAAATAATTACATAAAATAAAATAGAGGATGTATATAAAATTGCTTCCTGGAAAGACTTTTCTTTAAATCCCATAAAAAGAGATACGATAAAATTAATCACCTGAGCCTCCTAAGAATGTAGAGCCATAATTACGGCCATTTAAAACAGACCTATTGTTTGAAACGAAGCTATCTACCATTCCCGGTGCGTAACGCGCATAGACTAGTCCGGCCCCATAACGAACATATTGATTGCCAATAGGTGCTGTAATTCCCATCCCTAGATTGGCGCCATGGATAGCACCTTTTGCGCAGCTACAACCCATTTCTCCATAGCTCATTCCGTCAGAAGCAGCGTAGTCCATGCCCGTAACTACTGCGCATCCGACAATAGGGAAAAGCACAACAGGATTGCCACCTGATATGTCTTTCGTGTTGCTGATATCTATTTTAATCATATTCACTCCATTAGTTGCTATACACCCTTACAATTAGGTGCTATACACCCTTACAATTAGGTGCTGTAAGATAATATAATTGTATACGTACTATTACTTGTTGTAAACAACAATGTTGATATTTATTTAAACTCTATTGAGAATACCTATGCTCATGCAGCGTTGATATTTTGTGATAAACTCAATACATAGTCTTTTGAAGGAATCAGATCATGTCCTATACAGCGCAGCAACTCATTAGCCGGGCCTGGTATCTCTCGGGCATTGTATCTAGAAGCTTACAGACTCCTACGGGTAGTCAGATATCAGATGGTCTTGAGATGCTTAACTCATTATTGAATTTTAAGCAGATTGAAACAGATCTTATTCCTTACTACACGTACATAGAGATGCCGCTTGTTGCTGGGCAAGAGTTCTACTTTCTTCCTTACGTAGCTTCTGTAGAGTCGGCGACTTTCAATCTTGATGTTGTTCGCTACCCCATGCAGCCAACGACTCGAAGAAACTATTACGGCTCAGCAAGGGCGGACAATGTAACGTCTCTTCCATTCAACTGGAACTTCAATCGCTCTCTTGGGGGCGGAAATCTGGCTGTGTACTTTAAGCCTCAGGAAGACTATCCATTGAAGATGATGGTGAAGCTCTTTTTAGTGGACGTAGGGCTCACTACAGACATGACCAACGTGAGTGAATCTGTTCCTTATACATTCATCAATAGTGCAAACCAAGGCTACGACACGGGCTATCTAGAGTACTTGAGATATGCCTTGGCGAGATACATGTGCTCCGAGTATGGGATATTATTTAATCCACAATCTGAGCAGATATTTCAGGCTATGCAAAGGGAGTTAATGTACGTATCGCCCCCTGATTTATCCAACAGGAAGGCCTCTATATTGAACGCTAATAGGGCCAATGGTTTGACATACGCCCAGATAAATATTGGCATGGGTTATACGCCCGGGTAATTACCGTGTTCATACTTATCTAGTCTTAGTTATATTTGTCTATTGATTGTGCTTGTCTCGTGTGGAATAGTGTTTACTTTAAGGCATTGTGTAAACATGGATGTGTATGATTGATGAATTAATGGGCATAAACGGCGCTACGCAGGCAATGGAGATATCGAGGACCGCCCTTTACGAAAGAATTAGGCGCGGTGTCTTCCCTAAGCCCATCCCGAGTGATTTGAAAAGGGTTTATTGGCTCTCTCATGAGGTCAGGGCGATTGTCAAAGCTATGCGCTCCGGCTCTAGTGATGACGAGCTAGGAAAAGTTGTTCAGATTATATACGAATGTAGAGAGCAGGGCCTAGAAGATGCAAGGAAGATTACTTCCCCGTCTGCTGTATGCGCGCGAAACATTCTTCCTATTAATGGATATGTATCCGTGCAAGGGATTTGCGATAAATACCGCAGGAGCCTTGGATTGGATGGCGGTGATTATGCATATGGAAGGGTTGCTAGGGGTGGTTCGATTGGCTCGCCTCATGATGATTCCGGCTCTGTAGTTGAGAAGGATGCTTTTGTGGCTTTCAGGAAAGAGCACGGGTTAAGATTCATAAGCGGGCTCAAGGATTATTTGCTTGTTAAGGAATGCGATCTTATAGCTATATTGGAAGTTTAGCGCCTTTATTGATAAAAGGAGAAATCATATGAACCCAGAAAATATTTTGGTTAAAAGAAAAATGAGTATCAAAGATGTCATGGAGAGAATAGGGCTATCCAGGGCTGGCCTGTATCTTAGAACGATGAAAGGGACATTCCCAAAGCCTATTAAGCCATTCCCCAAAGAAGCTTTTTGGTTTGTTAGCGAGATAGACATGATGGTGCAGGCTTACAACTCTGGAGCTGATAGATATTTAATAGAGAAAGCTATTAAAGAAATATACAGCAAAAGAGAGAAAGCATCCCAGGAGTTTGGCGATAAGCTCTTGGACTCATCGGCTTTATAAGGGCGCAGTAAATCCTAATCCAGATATATTGCAATGATATCAATAAAATAATCAGTACTTAATCCCATTGGGGGCTGACAGTGGACTGCTAATTGTACCCGCAATGCATGCTACAGCTATAATAGAATCATTCGCATTGAACCTAAGATTCTTATGATTACTCGAGGCCCAAACTTTCAGCAATATTTATTAAATATCGTCGGCTCTAGCTCCTTTGGGAGATACCCCAAGATATCCATAGAAAAAACCTATAACATGTTCCAATCCGATACCGCTCTTGTCCCATACTCGGGATATAAGATTGCGGTTAGCTCTTCTAAGCTTCTGGATGCATCAGAAGGACGCGGTATATTTGCCAGCGTGAAGTTTGGAAGGCTCGTTGTTGTCCAGGGCTCTGACGTATTTTTGGTAAATATTGATTACTCGCAAAGCACAGATGAGGTTGTTTCATCACAAGTTATAAAGATTGGCTCCTTGCAGTCTCAAACAGGCGTTGTGTATATCTCTGAGAACAACAAGCCTCAGATTGGGATATCAGACGGAACAAACTTCTATCTTTACGACCCCACCCTAACGCCTTCTTTCAAGGTCATTCCATTAGATTTTAGGGCTGGATACCTCACATTCCATAACTCAAGATTTATATTGGCGGCCAGTAATGATACTGCCGTTGTTGGAGGGGCGGTCGTACAGAATTCATGGAGGCTTTCCAGGGCTAATAACGGAGCAGAGTGGCCAAGCACAGCGAGACGCGTTGGCCTATTGCAAACAAAGGCTGACAATGTTCAGGCGGTCGTAAGACTACCTTCTAAAGGAAACATGATTCTAGTGATGGGAACTAACGTCACAGAGCCCTGGTTTGACGTAGGCGGCCAGTTATTTCCTTACCAGCGTAACGCTCAAATGAATATCGATTACGGCTGCCTTAACCCCGCCACGGTGGCTTACATGGATGAGTTCGTCGTATGGCTGGCTATTAACGAATCATCGGGCCCAGTTATCATGGCCTCGTCTGGAGGAGACCCTAAAAAGATTACGAATGACGGTATCGACTATTTATTCTCCACTCTGGAAAACCCCCAAGATGCTCAGGGCTTTCTCTACAGGCAAGATGGTCATTTGTTTTATCACATTAACTTCTACTCCGATAATATCTCCCTATTCTACGATTTCAATACAGATAAGATTTACAACGCTTGCGACGTTAATATGAATTACTTCATAGCGGGACAGGTCGCATTCTTCAGAAATCAGTATTATTTCATAACAAGAAACAATGGAAATATCTTTGCCTTGGATACAACCATTACCTCATATGAAGACGTATCTAATAACGGCACAGTGTCTATCAATCAAATACCTCGAATCAGAATATGCTCAAACATCAGGCAGATAAGCCAGGAGTATAGCATTATCAATGACATAGGATTTACCATTGAGTCAGGAGAGACTCCGTACCATCAGCAGGAAGGGCAGGAAAGTAATTTGGAGTTGGCGGTTCCAAGGGTTGATTTGTCCCTGTCTATTGATGGAGGGGCTACATTTGGGCAATCATGGGGCCAGACACTTCCATCTATCGGCAAGAGAAAAAACAAGCTTGCTTACTGGGGTCTTGGAGTTGCCAATGATGCGGTGATGCAGTTTAGATTCTGGAGCTTTGGCAGGATTGTGGTTCTAGATGGCGAATGCAATTGCCGAATGTAGGTGTGAGCATGAGATTTAGTCATATAATTAATGAAAGCGATAACTAGGAGTAAACGATGGATTACGAAAGATACAGAGGGCTGTTTCCCGATATGCCCAGGGCTTCTCCGGCTGTAGACGCTAATGGAAATATGAACCACATATGGTTGCTGGGATTTTCTAATCTTTTTCAAGCGCTACAGGTGAATTTCAAGCCCGAAGGGATTATGGTTCCCAGGCTAATGCAGAGCGATATAGACCTGATTGAAGCGTCTTATGCGGGATATATTGGATCTCCTATTCCTGTAGGCGTGGAGGACATTAGCGGGCAGCTTGTGTTTGACCTAACAAATCGCGTTTCAAAGCAATTCGTTATTACATACGATGTATCCGCTCCATTTAATATACTTACGGCAGGGTGGAGAACCCTGCAGTACGTATAACAACTAATAAATCAAGGATGATGATATGCCATTTTCAACACTTTACGGGCTGTATCAAGACCCGGGAAAAGCCGCTTCGCAATATACCAATCAGGTTCCTGGGGAGACTCAGAAGTTCAACCAGCCTTATATCGATAGAGGGCAGTCCTATATGGATGCGATGGACCCGTCTGTTAGACAGGGCATTTCAGATCCTGGTCAGTTCCAGAATGACATAAATCAGAACTATACGCAGTCCAAGGGCTATCAGTTCTCTTTAGATGAGCAGCTTGGGGCGGCAGAGAACGCAGCGGCCGCAGGAGGCATGGCGGGAAGCCCTATGCATCAGCAGCAAAATATGCAGCTAGCGAATAATATTGCTCAGCAGGATTTTAATACTTGGGCGGATAGAAATGCTAACCTTTACGGCATGAACATGAACTCCGCTAATCAGGGGATAGACCGCGCTCAAAATGCCTCTAACCGACAATCTGATGCGGTATCTACATCTCTCAATCAGAACGCAGGGTATTCTAGTGACAATGCGCAAAGACACAACATGATGGTTAATGCTTTTGCAAAGAACATTGGAAGCCTGCTCGGAATTACCGGGAAAGATGCGAATGGCAATATCGATGGACAACTTAGCCAGGATGGTTTTGCTAAACTTATTATGATGATGATGGGCGGGGGTTAATATGGCTTATACGTTTCAGCCTGCAGGGGCAAGAGAGTCCGATGTCTTGTCTGGAGATTTAGTCTCTCACGCATTGAACTCTTATGACAAAAACAGACGCAGGCAGTTTCAGTTTGACGAAGAGCTTCAGAGGTCATTGGCTGCTCAAGAGGAAGCTAAGCAACAACAGGAAGAGGCAAGGCGCTCAAGGAATTACACCTGGGATTCCGGAGCCATGCAGGACCCTGCGGGAATGCAAAGGCAGCAGCAAGGGCAAATGCCTATTAATGCTCAGATGTCTAATCAGGATATGAGCGATTACTTCCAGGGGCAGCCAGATATTCCTCAGCCCAATTTAGGAGCCGGCATTAGCAATCAGATGAATGCGCAAGGCAGAGCTCAAGACCAAGACGGAAGACCTCCTCTGATGTCAGTCCTTAGCCATATGAAGGAGAAGGGGTTAAAGCCGGAAAAGTTCAGTAGAGATGGCATGTCTTACTACAACACTCCCTTTGGAGAGTATGAGATAGGTCGGTCCGATCCCACGGATTTTGATAAAGAGCTAGGAAAAGCCAATGTTGAGCAAATCAAGGATATAGACAAAGCGTATTCAGCAGTATCCGGCGTTTTAGAGAATGCTAGACACTTGCAGGAAATGACAGAATCCCCTGGGTTCGATGAAGCTTTCTCGGATAGTGCTTTCCAATTTAAGCGATGGACTGATAACTGGTACACAGAGAGAAGAGGTGACCCTGCTGTCGCAGACTTAAGAGCGCGTTTTGGAAACACAGCGAGAAGCATGGTTCTTGCTATGAGCAAAGAGATCAAGGGGAGCCTGACGAATAGAGAGCTAGGATTCCTGGAAGCCACCAAGCCAGGGGCTAATGATTCTCCTCGCGATATCAGGTCAAAAGTCAGAAATATCCTTGAGCTATCAGAGAAATCCAGAAATAGATTATCTCTACAGAGAAAGTTCATGGAGCAGGGTTACTCTGTTATCGAAGCTACAGAGATGTCCGAGAATATGATTTACGGCGCGAAGGAAGATAAGAAAAAATCTGAAAGCGCTTCTGGGAAAGAAGAGTCTCAAAGCGACATATCCCAAGGTATAGCTAGTTCCATGGGGGGTGGCGATATGCCTGGACCTGGGAACAACTATGATCCGATGGATATGAGTGAATCTTTCGCTGCGCAGAATAATGAAGGCGGTATGGGCCAAGAAAACCCAGGGCAGCTCGATGAGAATTCAAAAAGACAGGCAATTATGCAGGCTATGTCTCAATTGCCGGCTGGAGCTTTGGAGAATATGCTTTACGGAGCTGGAGAGAGCACTCTAGGCGCGCTTGGGAAATTAGGCTCTGCTGCGAGCTACTTGACAAAAGATGTTCCTCAAATGGCGCTGGATTCACTCGATGATTTCGCGAAAGGAACTAGAACTCAGGCGCTGCAAAGCACGCATGACAAAGCTCGCTCTGTAGCCAATGCCCCGGTAGATTTTTACGATTATCTTTCGGAGAATACTGGTGAGAACGCAATGCGGATAAAGCCTGTTCAGTTTGCCAATGAAAATCCAGAGAGCTCGGCAGAGTCGCTTGGTCAGTACGCTGGAAGCTTTCTTTCCGCTGTTCCTGTTGGGATGGCAACTGAAGCCGCTGTAGGAACACTTATGGGTTTCTTGGGTGCCGCTGGTGGAGCTCCTTTTGCGAACTACATGAGGCGGATTTTGTCAACAGGCGCAGTTGGTGCCGTGGAAGGTGCGCTTTTGGGCGAAGGAGACAGGGAAAAGGCTGCCGCCGAAGGGGCAGCCGTTGGGGTTGCAACCGGAGTGGTTTATGGCGGACTGGAATATTTCCAGAGACTGGGTATTAAGAGAGTTGCAGACAATATAGCCAAAAGCGCTTATGATAGAGAATTGAAATATGGCGGTGAAATCAACAAGATAGTTCAGCAAGGGGAGTCCAGCGGGGTAAACAAACACCTTAAGAAAGTTTCTATTCCAGAAATTTTAGGCACTGGATTTGAAGATAAAATGCATGCCGTGAAAACGTTTAATGAGAAACCTACGGTCGGAAATATTAAGGCTGCAATATCAGCCACGGGAAAAGAATTGTACAAGCTAGGGAGTCCTGATGAGAATACATTGAAGTATTTTCAAAAGCAGGCCCTTAGGAGGTTAAATGCGGATTTAAGGTCAGTCATGAGCAATGGGTTTTCTGCGGTAAATCTTCCTGGTAAGGGAGAGGCTCTTGAAAAAGCTCTGAAGAATTACGGCGATAAGGTTGCTCCTATTTCCAAGCACAAAGCGTTAAAAGCATATCTGAAGACAAATGGATCTGACGCTCATGCCAAAGAAATGGTAGAGGCTCTGCTTAAGGACAATATCACCATGGAGTTTTTGCAAAAAGAGTTTCCAGAGCTGGCAAACATCGCTAACTCACGGATTGCCAAGAAAGCAGGAGTCGCATTAGCTGGAGTCGGAACAGCGTACGAGGCACTCCCGCACGTGTACAGAGCCATCACAGAATAAAAGGGATAATAAAATGACAGTGAACACAGAACTACTCGTCCCAACAACATCTTTCCAGGAAATCCTGGTAGATAGTAATGGCGACCCAATGGCAGCAGGCGTAGTAACCTGCTATCGCGATAATAACCGAGCCATACTCAAGGACTGGTACTACCAGTCTGGCTCACCGGGGGCGTACACTTATGTAGCGCTTCCTAATCCCTTAACACTTTCTGCGGCTGGAACAGTCGCTGATGGCAATGGCGTGGATACCATTCCGTTCTTCTATCCCTATAGCGAAGCAGACCAAACCGAGGCCGAGCCTTACTACATCACTATTAGTAATAGCGCGGCCACAAACCAAATCACAAGAGAGAACTTTCCCTTCGTATCTGGTCAAAATGAGTCCGGTTATTCTACTGCCGCTCAAGAAAACTACATAATCAATAACGTTTTTTGGAGAAACCAGGGAACTGTTTCACTGAGCTCTGTCACGAACACTACTCTAGCTCCAAGCCAGCATGATGGATTTCAATATCCTGACATGCAGTTTTTCAAGAGCAACACATCGGCTACAGAGACCGTGTCCTTTCCAGAGTTTCCTCTCACTAACGAGCAAATTCTTGTGGGCGACCCAACTCCTGAGTATTACCTTAGCCATGAGTGCACAAACACTCCTTCAGGGGAAACATTCAAGTATTATCAGTTCCCTATATCCTTGCACGTAAACACACTGACATCTCAGGAATTTACGTTTAGCATACAGGGAAGGAATCAGGGGGAGGCCTCAGCAGCAGCCTCTACAGTTTCAGTGTATATCTACCAGGACCTAGGGCTTGGAGCTATTTCGGAAGACCCGTTTCTTTTGTCGGACTTCACTTTTGGAAGCTCCTGGGAGAAAAAAACTTTCACGGGAGTATTTCCTCCTACAGCCGGGCTAACCCTGTCACCCGTAAGAAATGATGCGCTGTATCTGCAAATATGGATGCCGCTAAACATCGCCTGCACTATAGAGCTCACTAAGCCATCGATTTACTTGAGCTCAACCGCTCCAGTTAATAGCTTTCAAACTTACGATCAAATAGACTCCGTAGTGAACTCTCCAAGAACCGGTGACGTTCGCATGTCTCTCAATGCTTTCTCGCCTTTCGGATGGGTTGCTGCTAATGATGGAACTATTGGCTCGGCAGCATCTACAGCAACGACGCGCGCTAATGTCGATACATGGCCTTTGTACAATCTTATTTATACAGCCGTATCAGATACTTATGCCCCGGTTAGTGGTGGGCGCGGTGTATCGGCTTATGCAGACTTTATTGCGGACAAAGCTATGGCTTTGACAAAAACTATGGGAAGAGTATTGGGTGGTGTTGGCGCTGGAGCAAGCCTTACTGCCCGAGCTCTCGGTGAGACTTTGGGCGTTGAAGAGTTTGTTATGGCGATTGACCAAATGCCAGCCCATACTCACACAACAAGTATCAATTTTGACAATGATGGAGGAAATGGCAGCACAGGAGAGCTCTTGCCATCCCAAGATGGTCCTGGTGCGAAGCTTAATGCTGTGTCATCAAGCGTTGGAGGTGCCGCCCCGGTTTCCATAATGCAGCCATCGGCCTTCTATAATGTTTTCTTTAAATTGTAATGCAACCGCCCCTTCGGGGGCTTTCACATGCTCTCGATCATATACCCCGACATTCCCATTAATATGAAACTAAACACAATAATTAACAGTATGTTATCAGTCATGTCAGCATCCTTTGTATTGCCCGCTATATTTTGAGAGTAGGTTTTTATTTGAGATATTGCAATTTTCTGTGGATTTATATCTCCGAGATTTGCAGAGGTGCTATGATTACATAAGTGTTTTTTCTTCTATAACAAGGAAATTTTATGTCTACAGAGCTTTATTTCGCTAGAGATGCCCAGGGTTACTGCGCGTATGCTCCGCAATTTCCGACAGATATCTATACAGCAACGTTAGCTGATGGCGCGGCTAGTTCTATTACCGTTCCAAGTAATTTATCTACATGGGTCATGTACGTACGTGTTCAACCCAACGGATGGGTTTGGGTTTCTAAAGGCAGTACAGCTGCAGTGCCTGCAGCAGGAACATTTGCAACTGCAACGTCTGAATTGATTTGCGGAACAATCGAGTTTAAGCGAATTGTTAAAGCCGGCGATGTCATTAGTTTTATCACAGCAAATACAACATGTGATATCGAAGTAGCTTTCCAGTCTACATCGCAAACCGCTTAAACCTGGAGTAAGGCATGGCTAAGATATATCAAATACCTACGCAGCTACCTGGGTCGGTGGGGGTTTTCCCGAATCAGAAGTTCTGTGTATTCGGAGACAATCTGGCAACGGTAACAACCGCTGGATATTTAAATGAGATGGATTTGACTTCAAATCCCCTGTCCTCATCAGATATCCTTATCGCTTTCTATGACTACGATCAGAATACTCAGTCGGGAGAATATGCAACTTTTGGCGTTTCTGTCTCTAACCTCGGGGTTATCACTCTTTTTCTAGACAACCCTGGCACTGGCACAGTAGACCCATCTGCTATAAATAACCTGGCTTATTATGCAGCGGCGGGCAATGAAGTCAGCGGAATTCCAACGGCTAATAACAGCGTATTGACTACAGGCGCTACTGGTATCCCTTCTCTTAGCACTACGCTTCCTGATGGGCTTGCTATGGGCACTCCCGCATCATTGACGCTTACGAATGCGAATGGCCTTCCTTTGTCTGGACTAGACGTTGGAACCAATAGTGCGATGATGGTCACTAACTCTTCTGGAGCTGCTACGACTGTTGGTCCTATGACTGACGGCCAGATTGTGGTTGGAGCCACAGGGTCTACGCCTGTTGCTACAACAATCACTGCTGGTGGAAACATTACTGTAACGAATGGTCCAGGAACTATTACTTTGAGCTCTGCAAGCTTTCAGTGGCTAGACGTCTCAGAAGAATCAGTGACCATGGAAATAAACAAAGGGTACATAGCCAGTAATGCTGGCCTGGTAACTCTTACGCTTCCGGCAGTTGCTCCAGTCGGATCTAGAGTTGCTGTTCAAGATTCTGGAGCTGGTGGGTGGAGAATAGCGCAAAATGCTGGACAGATAGTGAGGTCTAATTCCGGGCAGTCTACAGTCGGCGTTACTGGAACGACATCATCATCTCAGGTCTACGATGTAATTTATGTGCTATGCGTTGTGGAGAATACCAACTGGGTGTTTAATGGCGGATTTGGCAACTATGTGTTTGTATAATATAGGAGAATAACATGGGACTTATTAGAAATCCGATGTGTACGACCGACGGGGAGATCAACATTGTCTCCCGAACAGGTCCTATCAACATCTCTACCGAAGCAGCTCAAAACATTCTTACCCTGGGTAATAATACTTTAGGAAGCTCTGTTGTTATTAATACTGGTACGACTGGTCTGATTGCCACTTCTACTGGACCCATTTTGTTAGATGCGGATGGCTCTATTGATTTAAACTCATCCGCAGCAGCAATTAATATTGGTAATGATGCTGTAGCTCAGCCTGTGAACATTGGCACCGGGGCAGCTGTTCGTGTCGTCACTATAGGTAATGACACTGGAGCTTCCTCAATAGTTCTTGATGTAGGAAGCGCAGGTCTTTCCGTTCCTTCTTTTTCTGCAACAGGCGCTTTAGTAAGTGATGCCGCTGGTAAATTAACTAACGCTGCCGGTGCATCCGCTGGTCAAGTGTTAATGGCCAATGGCGTTGGGTCTGTGCCCACTTTCCAGGCAATTGCTTCGACCGGAGATGTGGATAGCGGGACTATCAATGAAATGTCGTATTACGCAGCAACGGGGACAACTGTTTCTGGCTTAGCTACAGCGAATAACTCGGTGTTAGTGACTTCTGCGGGCGGCGTGCCATCGATTGCCTCGACTCTTCCTGATAGCTTGGCCATGGGAACTCCTGCGTCGGTTACTCTGACGAATGCTACTGGTCTTCCTTTGACCACCGGTGTCACTGGTAATCTTCCAGTTGGCAACTTGAACAGCGGAACCTCTGCGTCTGGCTCGACATTTTGGCGAGGCGATGGGACGTGGGCTTCAGCGGCATCCGGAACCGTGAATAGCGGGATTGCAAATCAGCTGACGTACTATGATACAACAGGCGATGCTGTGAGCGGTCTTACAGGCGCTAGTAGTGCAATGGTTGTAACGTCTTCTACTGGCATTCCCGCCATGACATCCTCGATGACGAATGGTCAAATTGTAATAGGTTATACTGGTGCGACTCCGGTTCCTGCGACCATTACTGCTGGCGGCGGTATATCTATTACTAACGCAGCAGGCTCTATTACCATTGGGTCTAGCGGAGGCGGCATTACATGGTCTGAGGCAACAACTTCAGCAACTATGGGTGTCAATAATGGTTATATTGCAAACAATGGCTCTCTGGTTACTCTAACTTTACCGGCAACGTCTGTGCTTGGAGATGTTCTTAGCGTGCAAGGATATGGAGCTGGCTCGTGGTCTATTGCTCAGGGAGCGGCACAATCTATTAGGGTTGGAACTGTGGTATCTACTATTGGCATTACCGGCTCTGTATCTGCGGCTAATCGCTATGACTCTGCATCTTTTGTATGCGTTGTTGCGAATACTGAATGGCTGTCCACAGGCGTTATATCTGCTGGTCTTGATATCATTTAAGAAGGAAAATTATAATGGCTAAAAATAATGCGCTAAACAATGACATCTCCACTTGCGCTGGCTTGCCTCCCGCAGGTATTTCTATTGGCGCTAACAGCGCGATGATTGTGAGCAACAGCTCGGGTGCTGCAGAAGCCACTGGCACTATGACTGACGGCCAGGTCATTATCGGTTCTACTGGGGCAACTCCTACTGCTACGACGCTTACTGCGGGAACAGGAATTACTGTAACGAATGGCGCTGGAATCATTACTATTGCGGCTAGCGGTGGAGCTGCGGCAAATGGATTGCTGAATGTTCAGCGTCTTACTACAACGGGAACGTATACGGCTACTTCCGGCACTGTGAGTTGTGTAGTAATGGCTGTTGCTGGCGGAGGTGGTGGTGGAGCTGTAGTTGCTGCCAGTGGTGGGACGGCGAAAAGCGCTAGCGGATCTGGCGGTGGCGGAGGAGCTTTTGGCCAAAAGTATTATGCTGTAGCTCCAACTGGCACGGCCTATGTGATTGGTGCTGGGGGTTCTGGCGGTGCTGCTGGAGCTAACTCTGGAGGTGCTGGTTCGGCAACTACGTTCAATGCAGGAGACATGAATCTTCTTGGTGGTGGGAGTGGATTTTATATGAATCCAAGGGCTGCTGATTCAACGGAGTTCGGGTTCACCTCTGCCAATGCGGGCGGATCTCCAGACGCTGCGGATAATAGCGATATAACTTCAAATGGGGATACCGGATCATTGGGAATGGTCATAGTAAAAGCCGTAGGTTTTACACAATTCATAGGTCCTGGCTTTGGAGGATCGTCCATGTTAGGGAAGGGAGCTCTTGCCCCTAAGCAAACTGCTAATAGCGGAACGGGCTCTCCTGGAAATAATGCCATTGGATACGGCGGAGGCGGCTCTGGCGCATTTTATTCAACTAATGGAACGGCTGCAACGGCTGCGGCTGGCGGTGATGGAGCTCCCGGAATCATCATAGTCTATGAGTACGGTGCGTAGTGTTAAAAATCTCTGAAGACCAGATTCAAAAGACTGTGATGGAGTGGGTAAGGTTTCAGCCCGGGCTTGGGAGTGTGGTTTTCCACATTCCTAACCAGGGGAAGCGCTCTATGCGTTATGGAAAAGGATTGAAGGATATGGGTATGCGCCCAGGTGTCTCTGATTTATTCATAGCCAGGCCATCAGGACAGTATCACGGCGCATGGATTGAGCTGAAAAGTTCTACGGGAAGGGTTAGCCCTGAACAAAAGTTATTTTTAAGTGATATGGGAAAAGAAGGATATTTCACAGCGATCTGCTGGTCTATTGAAGAAACGATAGACACGATAAAGAGATATCTTGATGCTTTGTAGTTTGCTGAATTATGAAAATCACTGCTAGTCTTAGGGAGATCTAACAACCGGGGTCTTGATTATGATGAAACTAAATATTTTCGCTGATAAAAAAGTGGAACAAGAATTTGAGCATGCACCAGTAAGCAGGTTCTTGGGCTTTTTTGGAAGACGGGATTTAGAGGTTACGGCAACGCCAGCAAATTCCCCAGAAGGGTCTGTAGTGGAATCCGCTGCAGAGCAGGAGTTGTCTCATCCAGTTAACGAATTAGATCGTATTCCGAAGATTTCTTTAGATGGCCAGCTTCATGGGATAAGCAGGGAGGGGTCTAGCGGAATAGATTCGACCTGGGACGTTAAGTTAGACCCAAAGTCTCTTACAGTAGACTGCTCGTGCGGTCTTAGCATGTTTAGAAGATTTAGGAATAGGGATTAATGTAATGAAAGCTCCGTTGTTAAAGACGGAGCCCAGTATTAATAATCCATTAACTTATATGACTGCCTTAAGATGTATGCGAAAGATAAGAACATTACAGATGTCGCAATAGAAAGAATTACAGCATCGTAAGACAAACCATTGATATCCCACTCCACAGAGAGCATACGAAGTGATTTCACGCTTAACAATCCATTGGATATGCCTATGAGTGAAAGCGGCACTCCCAAGAATACTTTTCCAATATTTTTTAATATATTCATGTAATTACCCTTTATCCACTTGTACGGGGTATCAAACTCATGATTTATCATACCTATGCATAAAAAAATATAAATGGTGAATGCACCGGCTGCGTAAATCGTAGTCACAAAAGCGAAATCTTTGCTCCCTGATAGCGCATAAGAGATACCGTAAATAAATAGCCCTGCATACGTAGCAAGCTCGCCATCAGTACTCATACTTGGACCTCATGATTGAGCATAAAATCAGACACGTCACTAAAATTTAACATGAAACTTTCCCCACTATAGCCACGTAACACAGAAAGCCTGTAAAAATAGCTGTTTTGACAATGATATCTGTAAGATTTCTCATATTTTTCGGCTCACTTCTGAGCCACTCCATAAATTCTATTAGATAATTAATGATTGCAAAAACAGATATTCCTGATGCGATACACAATATGAATTTATTTAGCATTACATTCCCTCCATCTTAATTATAAAGGCCTGGGCGGCATCAAACGTCATTTCAGAAAAGCTATTCACTTTGTAATACGCCAGAGCTTTAAAAACCCTATCATCAGAAAACTCTTTCTCTTTAATAAGTACGTAGATTTTCTGTACCTGGGCATTAGTTGAGGCAGTATGAGAGATAAGATTAGGTACATCTCCAACATCAGCATCAGTGATATCATCATTGCAAGTACGGGCGTTGGAATCGATTCTAGTGACAGCATTCTTTGACTCCAGGATTTGCTTTAGCTTATCTGTTTGAGATGTAAAGGGTTTTTTCTGTACTGACATTTCTTCCGGCATTTCTTCTGGAATGTACGTCCCGCCAAGAACATCTTGAAATGTTGCCCTAAGCGCGGTGCTTTCGGCTACTTTTTTAATCATTACTTCCGGCTTAGATGCCCACAAACTCTTTCCCGTCGAGTATTCCCCCATACGAACAAAGTGGTAGACTGATTTTGAAGCGCGCCGTCTCTTAGTTATACAGTAGGCCCCCACTATGCTTCCTCTATCCTGCATGTTGTAAGTGTGGCGCACTTCACCATTGACTACTTCAAAGAGATCGTTTGTGTAGACGCAGTCGCACTGATGATAATCATAATCCGGATGATTAAGAGCTACCTTTCTATACCCATCGCGACCAACAAAGACTTGGGCTGCGCCGCTGCCATACTTTACCGCCCAGATTTCTTTTTGAAAGGGATTAAGGCCAGTTGCCCTTCCAAGGCCCATAAAAAACTTGAACTCTGTGTCAGTAAGATTGGGTGCAAACACGCGTCTGATATCAGCAATGTTCATTTCGTTGTCCCAGATTTCGCAGCTATTGGTCATCATGCTTTTGTTATTTTCCATTTTTATCACCTTTGATCAGTAGTGTTCTTGAGCCTTTTTTATTGAGCTTCCATGTAGCAAGTATATCGCCGTCTGTTCCCATGAGATTTTCTGCATCACCGATATAATTCATGAGATTAAATTTCAGATTAGTCTCTTGCTCTTGCAGAGCCTTTATTTGAGCCTTTGTTTCAATCAAGTCGCATAGTGACTCGGCAGAAGATTCATTGACTGTGACGCACTTGTAAGGGTCGGGAGATGCATATTTAATTCTTAAATCGGATTCATCTGTGGGTTCTGGCGGACATAAAGTTTCTATGCGCTCCCAAAACTCTACAGCGGACTCTATAATTATTCTCTCAATGTCTCTATCTCGTGTGTATTGATACTGTCTATATTCGTTGCCGCCAATCAAAACAGCAATAAAAGCCGTATCTACGTCAGAAACTGCGCAATAAAAAGCTACTTGCACAAGATAAGTCATGGGAATAACGTCAGAGCCACACTCACCCCATTTGTCTTTCATGAAAGCTGACGAGCATTTCACTTCAAGCACAGCATTCAGCTCTGGAATAAATCCATCTAGATTAGCGCGGAGAAAATCGTGCTCTTTATGATGAATGGTGGCACAAGATTTAACTTGAACATCATTTCTTTTCGAGAACTCTGCAACTAACAATGATTCAATAGTGCTACCCCAGTACTGCTGCTCTGATTGCCCAAAGCACTCTGATGTACCGGTCTTCTCTAAATAGAGTTGATAGGGTGTTTTGTAAGATGACAGGCCCATAATAATAGGCATGTCTGAGCCGCCTATGAATCCGATTCTATTCATTACTCACTCCAGAAAATAGCTCTAAGGGATGGGTCAATTTTATCATCAAGAAAGTTAGAGCTTCCTGCCAGCACGGGCTCATCACAAAGAATATCTAACTGCTGCTTGAGAGTTAGCTGAGGCGCTTTGGACTTCTTAGGAAGAAGCTCTTTGCACAACTGAACAGCATCACTAATAGATTGTGCGTACTGTAAAACGCAAGAAATGATAACAAGAGACTCTTTGAATGGTGTTTGCATAGATGATTCCCATGTGTCGATATAATCAACTATAGGAGAGTCATCATGAATTCCCTCGAAAAGCATGTGGAATAAAACGTAACTAACTTCTTTTT